TATTCGCCTGGAACGATTGCTGCAACGCAAGATAACCCAGGAGCCGCCTTCTCGTATTCCCAAAGTTATACTCAAGCAGATGCAGTCCCTACTTCGGCTCCCTCGGTAGGAGCTGTAGGGAATTTTTCTAACGTAACTTCTACTTCTGCTGGGGCAAAAGATACATTAGCGGGTACGATTACAAGCCAAGGTGTTATAACACTAACCGCAGGTGGGGCTGGAACTTCTGCGATTGGAAGTGTTGAGAGTGCCTTAACTATTAAGTGATGAAGCGGCTTCTGCCACTGTTATTGCTTATACATTCTCCCGCTTATTGTGTACCTGTTGTGCCAAATTTCACTAGCGGTACGATGCAGTCCACCACGAGAACGACTAGCGTAGTGACAGAAAATATTGTTTCTCACGATTACTCTGGCTATCAATATTCTTTAAATGATGGAAACTCAATTGCACCTGATCCCAATACCACTACAAGCACAGTGGGAGGACAATCACAAACATGGACTGGATTAGACATCAATTCCAGAGGAAACGTCACGATTACGAATCAAGGTCAACCTTTCCAATTCGTAGAAACTTATCGTGGACCATCGCTCCAAAACGTAACAACCATTCAGCGAACAACAAATATAGAGTCCGTCACAGAAACTACCTCGGTCTTCTCGCAGTAGCTCTCTTATATGGAGGGAGTGCCGCAGCGCAGACAAGTTCTACGGCAGCCCCTGTGGCCAATAGTAGCGGCAGTGTTACGAATATGGGAATTCAAAATTTACCTGGAAATAGTGTTACTAATCATTACGGAGGAAACATAATATGCCAAGGCCCAATGTTAACTATCTCTCCATTTGCTACCGATTCACATACATATAGTACTCCTAGAGAATATTGGTATGACGCTCCTTCGTACAACGATGATGGATCACTTAGTCATCATGTAGCTACTAGAACTGGACAGAAAGATAACTTCGCCTTAAACCTTGGTATATCTGCAAACTTCTCTATTCCACTAGACAATTCATTGCAGAAAAGATGTAAGTCTGCTGTAGATAAACAGTTAGCTTTACAACAGGAATTAGTTAACTTTAAGCGATTAGATTTTGAAATTACAAGACTGAAGAACTGTGGGGAATTAAAGTTAGCAGGTATAGAGTTCTCTCCTACTTCCTCCTATCACAAGATTTGCTCCGACATTCTCGTAAAACCCAAGATGGGACAAGTCTTACCGCATAGACATACACTTAAACCTTTAGAGGTGGTAAGCCCCTCTTCTCTCGATAAGAATTAGATCTTTTTTCTGATTGTGTTAAAGGTCGAACTGGTTTACCTAAAGCTTTT